GGTGATTAGGAGCCCAATTTTTCCGCAGAGAAAGCAATTTCCAAACCTATTCTTAAAATAATGTTGCGCGGATTTGTACTAGACAGGCTGTTGCCCTGATGTCACAATGCCAAATTAAGGCTATAAGTCCCGTTTCAAACGGAAATTAAAATGATATTTTTACACGAATTTAGGAACCATTGTGACAACACGGCAGCGTAAACCTACCACTGGTGGGGTTATAATCGGATCATCGTATGACGAGGCGCGTACACGCAAGGTCAACGCTGAAGCAGAAATTGCGGAACTGGAGCTTGCCAAGATTCGCGGCACTCTTTGCATGACCAATGATGTTATCGCAGCTTGGGAAAGTGTCCTTCATGCCTGTAAAGCCAAGTTTCTTGCTCTGCCTACTAAAGTCGCTCCAATTTTAGCCACGGAAACAGATGTTGTTGTGGCGAAGGACCATTTGGAGAATGCAATCCGCGAAGCACTGGCTGAACTGTCCAACTACCAGCCCAGCATTGACCCTGTCCGCACCGGATCGGTGACAGAAGAGGCTCCGGCAGAAACCGCTGTGGTCGAACAGCCTAAGCGCAAGGTCGGACGCCCTAAGAAGGGCCGGACGATAATCGTATGATCGAACAAGCCACCAGAGAAGCTGCACTGGAGCAAATGGCCAAGGCCATGAAGCAGATGACGCCACCTCCGCGCATGAGTGTGGCGCAGTGGGCTGACCATGAACGTCGGTTGGACTCGCAGAGCAGTTCGGAACCCGGTCGATGGGTGACATCAAGGGCTGAATACCAGCGCGGTATCATGGATGCTTGCTCCGATCCGCTGGTCAAAGAGGTTGTGGTGATGTGCGGTGCGCAGCTTGGCAAGTCTGAAATGCTGCTAAACACCATTGGATACCACATGGCCCACGATCCTGCACCTATTCTGATGATGCAGCCAACCGTGGATATGGCTCAGTCGTTTTCGAAAGACCGTGTTACTGCGGGTCTGTTACGCTCAACCCCTTGCCTTCGGGACAAGGTCAAAGACAGTAAGGCTAAAGATGCAAACAATACTACGCTTCATAAAGTTTTCCCTGGTGGCGCTCTTTCTCTTGTCGGTGCTAATTCTCCTAGTTCCCTTGCTTCTCGCCCGATTCGTGTTGTTCTTTGCGATGAAGTTGATCGATACCCTCCTTCTGCTGGCGAGGAGGGCGATCCAATATCTCTTGCCAAACGAAGAGCCGCAACCTTCTGGAACAGGAAGATCATTTTAGTATCGACGCCGACTAACAAAGGTGGAAGTCGAATAGAGTCGGCTTATATGGAAAGTGACCAGCGCAAGTTCATGGTTCCATGCCATGAATGCGGACATAAACAGGTTTTGGCGTGGTCGAATGTGACTTGGACTGACGATAATCCCAGCACTGGTGCGTATCACTGCGCCGAATGTGGGTCGGTATGGTCTGATACGGATCGGCACAGGGCTGTTCGCAATGGTGAATGGGTGGCTTTTGCGCCGTTCAACGGTGTGGCAGGGTTCCATCTGAACGCACTTTACTCGCCTTGGTCAGTGTTATCCGACGCAATCGAAGAGTTTTTGGCGGCGCGGAAGAACCCAATGCGGCTTAAAACCTTTGTAAACACCTTCCTTGGTGAGACATGGGAAGATGCTGGCGAGGGCGTTGATGATTATGCTGTTGCGCAGCGCAAGGAAGATTACGAAGGTATACCTGATGAGGTTGTGCTGTTGACGGCTGGAGCCGACGTTCAGGATGACCGCGTCGAAGTTGAGATTGTGGGCTGGGGCGCTGGCGAAGAAAGTTGGCAGATCGATTACCATGTGATTTACGGCGACCCGTCCACCACACAGCTATGGCACAAGGTCGATGAGGTCTTGCTGGCGACCTATGAGCATCCGTGTGGTGAGCCAATGCTTGTCCGTGCCACCTGTATCGATACTGGCGGACACCACACACGGGCCGTTTACAACTATGCCAAGACACGCGCCGGACATAGAGTGTTTGCCATCAAGGGTGTTGGCGGAGAGGGTAAGCCGATTGTCGGGCGTCCGTCCAAGAACAACATCGGCAGGGTTCCACTTTATCCAATTGGTGTTGATACGGCAAAAGAGGTGCATTACTCGCGCCTAAAGATGGATGAGGCTGGCCCAGGCTATTGTCACTTCCCTGCCAAGCGGGATGACGAGTATTTTAAGCAGCTAACTGCTGAAAAGCAGATGATTAAATACCACAAAGGTTTTCCGTCGCGAGTTTGGGTTAAAACGCGAACACGAAACGAGGCTTTGGACGTTCGAGTATACGCGATTGCGGCACTTACAATCCTGAATGTAAATATGGATAGCGTGGCCCGTAAGTTTTATGCTAACATGGAAAAGCATAAATTGCCAAATGTCGAAGAAGCTGATAAACCCCATCCTTTAACGGCTGGCAAAAAGGCTGTTCGTAGAGGTGGTTTTGCTAATAACTGGCGCTGAGGGATGATGGCTAATCTTTTTGACGAGAATGAAGCACCAGAGGGCGAACCACTGAAGATCGTTGTTGGCGATTTCATCCAGTGGAAAAAGACGGCTCTGGCAGAGACATATCCTCCTGCACTTTACTCTGCCACCTATGTTGCGCGGATAGCTGCTGGGACTACTGCTGAGATACAGATAGCAGCCGTAGAAAGAACTAATTATTATTTGTTTACAGCCAGTAGCCAGACATCTGCTGCGTTTGCCCCCGGCTTTTATCATTGGCAGCTTGAAGTTGTGCAAACATCTAGCGGCAACCGTGTCGTTGTGGAGCGCGGTGAGTTCGAGGCCATTCAAGACCTTGACAACAGCGGCGCTGATCCACGCACACATGCTGAAATTATGCTCAATAAGATTGAGTCCTTGTTGCAGGGTCGCGCTGACAAGGATGTGTCTTCCTACTCTATTCAGGGTCGCTCTATTGCAAAAATGTCCATTGTGGACTTGTTGCAGTGGCGCGATTATTATCGCAAGGAAGTTTCAAAGGAGCGGCGCGATAACGCCATTGCTCTTGGAAAGCCGACTAAGACCACGATGAAGGTGCGTTTCCTATGAGTTTGTGGCGTGAAGCATTGGGCTTGCCCCCAAAGGTACAGAACAAAGTAGCCAAGCGTTCTTATCACGCTGCTAATACGGGTCGGCTCTTTGCCGACTTTATGGCATCTAGCCGTAGCCCTGACAGCGAACTGCGCCCTGACCTTGTCCTGATGCGCAACCGTTCGCGTGAACTGGCGCGGAATGATGTCTACGTTAAGCGTTTTATGAACTTACTGAAGACCAACGTGGTTGGTGACAAGGGCATGACCCTGCAAGTTAAGGCGCGGAACACGAACGGATCGTTGGATTCCATTGGTAACCAAATTATTGAAGACGCCTTTGCTCAGTTTTCCCTTAAAGGCAACTGCACGGCAGATGGTCGCCTAAGCTGGATCGACCTTCAGAAATATGTGATAGAAGCGACTGCGCGTGATGGCGAGGCGCTGATCCAGATCGTGCCTAACCGTGTGTTTATTCACGGCATTGCATTCCACCCTATCGAATCTGACCAGATTGATGAGCAGAAGAACGAGAAGCTGCGCAACGGACGCGAAATCCGTATGGGCGTTGAGGTCGATGAATTTCAGCGCCCTGTTGCCTATTGGGTAAAGAAGCGTCACCCTGGTGATTCTGAGTTCTCGTCTATCTCTATCAATTCGTCCAACCGCATTGACGCGAAGAATATCATCCACGTTTACGATCCGCTTCGCGCTGGTCAGACACGCGGCGAACCTTGGCTGGCCCCTGCTATGAGCCAGTTAAAGATGCTGAACGCTCACCGTGAGGCTGAGTTGGTGGCATCGCGTATGGCTGCATCCAAGATGGGCTTCTTTACGTCAGATAATGGCGAAGATGCCCCGGCAGACGATTACGACAACACTGTCCCAATCATTGATGCTGAACCAGGCACATTCCACCAGTTGCCTAATGGCGTTGACTTCAAGCCATTTGATCCATCACATCCAGCGACTGCATTTAGTGATTTCCAGAAGGGCATCATTCGCGGTATCGCGTCTGGCCTTGGCGTATCCTATGCTGCGCTGTCGAACGATCTGGAGGGGACATCGTACAGTTCCATTCGTCAGGGCGCATTGGAAGAGCGTGACTCCTACAAGATGATGCAGCAGTTCCTGATGGAGCATTTTGTCATTCCTGCGTACAATGCGTGGCTCAGGCATGTTATGGAGTTCGGTTTTATTCCGCTTCCCGTATCTCGCTTTGACAAGTTTTCGTCTGCGTCAAGTTTCCGTCCCCGTGGTTGGCAGTGGGTCGATCCTCAGAAGGAAATCAACGCAGCCGTCACGGCCATGCACAATGGCGTTATGTCCATGCAAGATGTTGCTGGTCAATATGGCCGCGATGTTGAAGAAACATTTAGCCAGTGGCAGCGCGACAAGGAAATGGCAGACGCTTTTGGCCTTGAATTGGCCTTCTTCCCGTTTGGCGGGAACGAGGCGACTAAGGGTATCGACGAAGAAGAACCGATTGTTTGATTCTTTCGTAATTTGGTGTTATTGTTTCGCTGAAACGCTTTTTGGAGCAATTTATGTCAGAAGTTGAAGAAGTCGTAGAAGTAGAGGTTGCTGAAGCTGAAGCTGCCGTAGAGGTTGAGGCTGTAGAAGCTGAAATTGTTGAAGAAACGACTGAAGAGGCGACTGAGGAAGAGCGCAAAGACGTTGATCTTGAGCGTCGTTCTGCCGTTGTTGACATTGCTGTTCGCGGCGTTGACGAAAAGAAGCGTACCGTATCTATTGCGGTGTCATCGGAACTTCCTGTCGAACGCTCGTTCGGAAAAGAAATCCTTGTTCATGAATCGAATGCAATCGATATGGCATTTCTGTCATCTGGCCGTGCGCCATTGCTACTTGATCATGATATGGAGCGCCAAATTGGCGTAATTGAATCTGTTGGTCTCGACGCTGATAGGGTGCTTAGGG